AAGAAGAAACTGGAATGTAGAAGATATAAAGAAAGAAAAGAAAATGTACTTTACACATTACTATATGATACCTGGTTTAGGTTTCTATGGTTATGGTTACTTACATTTAATTGGAGGTTTAACTAAGACAGCAACTTCATCAATGAGACAATTGATAGATGCTGGAACGTTTTCAAACTTACCTGGCGGTTTTAAAGCACATGGTCTTCGCGTGCTTGCGCCTGACGAGCCTATAGCTCCTGGTGAATGGAGAGAAGTAAATAGTCCTGCGGGTGACCTAGGCAAGTCTCTACAGCCTTTACCTTTTAAAGAACCTTCAGGTACATTATTTAATTTAATGCAGTATGTTGTTAATGCTGCAAAAGAGTTTGCTGACTCAACCGACAACATAGTAGATCAAGCATCTAACTATGGTCCTGTTGGTACAACTATGGCTTTGTTAGAGCAAAGTTCTAAGTTGTTCAGCGCTGTGCACAAGCGTCTGCATAACGCTCAATCCAAAGACCTGCGAATCTTGGCGAGACTAGATTTTGAGTATCTTCCTGATCTGTACCCGTATGAGATCGCAGGTGGTGCGCAACAAGTTTTTAGAAATGATTTTAATTTAAAGTCAATTGATGTTCTCCCTGTGTCCGATCCGAACATGCCGACTGAAGCTCATAGAATTGCAAAGATAAACGCGATTATGCAAATAGCACAACAGAATCCTCAAGCTTATAATATGGAAGCGATAGGCATGGAATTGTTTTCTGCTATGGGTATTGAAGAACCACAAAGATATTTAAAGCAAAACATGCAACCTATATCAGCTGATCCTGTTACAGAGAATATGGCAGCTATGAAGGGGGCACCTTTAGTTCCAAGGCAAGATCAAAACCATGATGCTCACATTGTGGCGCACGCAGCTATGATAAATAATGTAGCATATAAAGAAAATACTATAATGCTTCAAGCATTATCTTCCCATATACAAGATCATTTAGCTATGAAGTATAGGGGCGAAGTAGCCCAGATGATTGGTGATCCTCAAATAGTACAAGCCATGATGTCAGGGCAACCGCTACCTCCTGAAATGGAAAATCAAATAGCATTACTCACAGCCAATGCTTCTGATTCTATTATGAAGCTAGATGAAGAAAAACAAAAAATTATGACTGGACAAAAGAAAGATCCTCAAGAGCAACAACTAGAGTTGCAAAGAGAAGATTTAGAATTACGTAAAGCTAAGTTGGCTTTAGATGCTAAGAAACATCAAGACGAAATATCTTTAGATGAAGCTAAAGTTATGATAGATGATGAGAATACAGATTTAGAAAGAGAACGTAAAATGACAAAGGATGCTATGGATATGGCTAAGTCTGGAATACAAGATGCTAAGATAATGATTAAGAAAGAAATAATGTAATGGCAGCAGATCCTAGATTAAAACGCGCAGGGGTCAGTGGTTATAACAAACCTAAAAGAACTCCTAATCATCCAAAGAAATCTCACGTAGTAGTTGCTAAAGAAGGTGACAAAGTTAAAACTATTAGGTACGGGCAACAAGGTGTGTCAGGTGCTGGTAAGAACCCAACAACTGCTAAAGATAAAGCTAGAAGAAAATCATTTAAAGCACGGCACGCTAAAAATATATCTAAAGGAAAAATGTCTGCAGCTTACTGGGCTGATAAAAGTAAGTGGTGATGAAAGAACTTAGACTATTATTTTTTATATTATTTGCATTCACATTCGTAGCTATTACTACAGATTCAAAAGCTGAGACCAATACGGTGTCAAGCACGGTAGTAACCAATTCAACACCACCTACAGCTAATGCGCCATCTGTGATTAATTCCAATAGTGATATTTGTAAAGTTGGAGTTGGCTCTAGTGTGCAAAATAATGTTTTAGGTTTTGCTACAGGTTATGTAATAGATGATGAGCTATGTCAAAATTTAAAATTATCTAGATCATTGTATTCAATGGGAATGAAAGTTGCTGCAGTATCTGTATTATGTCAAGACCCTCGAGTCTTTGATGCGATGACAGATGCAGGAACCCCGTGTCCATACAATGGGGCTATAGGAACAGAGGCTCAGGATGGTTGGAAGAATAATCCAGAAAGTATTCCTGATGGAAGTAAATATAAAATAAATTACGTTGAAGCCAACAAACCAGAAATACAGGAGCTTAGTGATGCGAACAATGCTTTATTATTTAAAACTTTGTTTATTCTTACTACTGGTATCCTTATCTTCTAAAGCAGACTGCCTTCCTGACATAGAAGGACTTTGTATTCCTGGCGTTACAATCACAGAAGATACACAAGTTGATATTGTTGAAGAAGACAAAGGTACAGAAATTGTTACAACAACCACAACTACTGTAACTACTACCACTACTACAGTTACTAACGAAGATTCAGGAAACATTCTTGATGGTGATAATGACTATGTCACTACAACTAAAGAAGGTGATATGGATTATGATTGGGGTGGGCAAGGACCTGCAAATAATCCTAGTGGTAACTCTTGCTACGGCTTAGGTGCAGATAAATGTGCACAGATAACAGGTGGTGGTAATTCGACATCTACTATGGGTGTACCAGGGATGGGCACAACATTTATAAATACAATTGACATATCTGATTTAGAAATAGATAATGGTGGAAAAGTTAAATATACAATAGAGGTAGACAAACAAGATGCTCAAGATAGAATATACATGCACATTACAGGACTTAATGGAACTAGTCAGGTCTTTTCAGGTACTGACATCTTGTCTGAGTCTGGAGTATCAACAGGCTACCAATCTTATAACGGTTCTTTCGATTTCAGTGGCGTATTAGATAAAGTAACTATTGAAATTGGTGGGCGAGATATTAATTTAGCCGTAGGTCCTTTGTTTGATGATGTTACAGTAAATGTATTTTATAATGTAATAAACACAATTGTTACACAACAAATAACTACATTAGAAGAAATATATTACTTAGATATATTTGATCCAACTGAGTTAGATTTTGTAGAAGAAGTATTTGAATTTAATGATATTAATGTAGATGATGCAGGAGATATAGAGTTTGCTCCTATAGAGTCTCAGCCAGAAGATATATCATACGAAACAGTAGAGTTAGAAATACAAGAGTTTGAATTAGATTTACCAGAACCAGAAATAACTAGTGTAGAAATAGAAGCTGAGATGGAAGCAGAATTAGAAATGGAAGTAGCACAAGCAGAAGAGCTGATAGATGAACAACCAACAGAAGAAGAAACAACCGAACCCGATAGCGAAACTACTGAAGAACCCACTATGGAAGTTGAAGATAGTACCGAACAAGAAGAAGTACAACAGGAAGAAACTGAAGAACCTAAAGAGTCTGTAAAAGAACCTTCTTCGAAAGAGAAAGCTGCTACTAAAATAGTAAAAAAGATTGATGACAAAGCCAGATACGATGAAACAAATCAAATGAAAACATTAATAGTGATGCAAATACTAGGCAATACTAAAACATTTTTTGATACTCAATCAACAATACAAGATACAAATGTTAATGAGTATTTAAATAAAATAATAGATGATCCATATGGTGGTCTATTTATAGCAGAACAAGGACAAATAATGGAGGATATAGTAAATGCCCAGTATTGAATATAGCGGGATGAAGATAACTGGAGGAAAGGTGTTTGCCATCTTTACTCTACTAGGTGCTCTTGGTGGTGCAGCTTGGACTGGCTTCACTTTCTACCAGGACTACCTTGATATGAAGGAGAAAATAACTCTATATACTGAACCAGACCTTTCCCAATATGATGAAGGTATGGCAGTATTAAAATCAGAAATAGATATGATACTGCAAGAAATAACCATAATCAGTGATGTAGCCAGAGATATGCGTTCAGATATGAAAGCTGATTTACGTCAACAAGCTGGAGACATCAGACACATAACTGAGATTGTAAATGACGTAGAAGATAGACAGAAAGAAGATAACAGAGAACTTCTAGATGAGATGAAGTTATTAGAAGATAGTCTTGATTTAAAAATAGATAAAGCTTTAAATAATCCTTTATCAGGGTTGACATCTAAGAAATAATTATTATATAATATACTATAGCTGCCGTAAGGAGCTAGTAAACTTTGCTTTCAAAGGAGGTATATTATGACAAGCTTAGAACAATACAATCCATTTTGGATAGGATTTGATGATATATTCAAGAGGATGAACTCATTCGAGTACACATCATTCCCACCATACAACATTAAAAAAGTAGACTCTGAGAACTATGAGATAGAAATGGCTATCGCTGGTTTTACTAAAGACGATGTAAAAGTTAAGTATGCAGAAAATACTTTAACTATCACAGGTAAAAAAACAAACAAGCAAGACTCAAAAGAACTACTGCATAAAGGAATATCTGAAAAGGACTTTATTAAAAAGTTTGAATTAGCAGATGACTTTGTAGTAGAAGATGCAGGGTTGCAGGATGGTCTACTTTGTGTTAAACTTAAAAAGATAATTCCTGAAGAAAAGAAGGAAAAGATTATCGACATTAAATAATCTCACTTTCGGGGGTGTCTTTAAAGGTGCCCCCTTTCAGAATTACAGGAGAACACATGTTAGATCAAGTTAAGAATTATAAAGAACGTATGCAGAAAGTTTTGGCTGAAGCAATTGAAGCCAATAACCAGCAGCTACTTACAGGTAGCACTGATGACTATGCAGGCTATAAATTTTTAGTAGGCATAGGGCA